ATGCCTGAAAGGAACTATTTTCATAAGCCTGAAGGTTATTATAATACTTTATTTCACGAAATGGCTCATTCAACTGGACATACTGAAAGGTTGGATAGAGATGGAATCAATGGTTATCACAAGAAAGGTAGTAAAGGTTATGCTAGAGAAGAATTAGTAGCAGAACTTACCTCAGCATTTCTTTGTAGTAAAGCTGGAATTGTTAATGAGAATATTGACAACAATGCAGCATACATTGATAATTGGCTTGGTGCTTTAAAGAATGATAAAATGATAGTTTACGATGCAATGAAAGATGCATTTAAAGCTATTGAGTATTTAGGAATATTAGAAGCAGCATAAAGATTCAAAGAGTTTTAGAGGGCAAATGCCCTTTATTGCTCTTTGTTATTAAATCTAAACTATGGGTAAAATATCTAAAGAAATGATGAAACGCCATAGTAAAGCTATGGAGATTATTGAACAAGATGTATTATCGTATGATGATAAACTCTATGTTCTCGAAAACTATCACGAAGGAGCTACAAATATGAATAACTTAGTTAGTGCACACTTTACACCTATGAGCTTAGCGAGAAGCGTTGAGCAGTGTACAAGGAATTACAACTTTGTTGATTTATGTGCTGGTATAGGAATCTTAGCTTGGTGTCAAGTAAGGATAATGGAATTTGAGCAAAAAGAATTTACCGGTATATGTGTTGAAAATTGCCTTGAATATTGTAAAATTGGTAAAAAATTAATGCCTGAACTTCATTGGATAAATGGAGATATATTCAACCCTAAAGTTATTGCCAGAATAAAAGAAATTATGGGAGATAGAGATTTCTCTGTTATTTCAAACCCACCTTATGGTAGGCAAGTGAAAACATTCACTGATATTCTACAATACAAAGGCCCTGAATTTGAATATAAGGCTGTTGAGTTAGGATTCCAACTTGGAGCTTCTGAAGGAGTATTTCTTATACCACAAGCATCTTGTAATTTCAATATGAGTAGTCAAAGAGAAACTCGACTTAATCTTCCTTGTAAAAAATATGAAAAGTTCTACAAAGAAACAGCTATTGAAATGAGTCCTAACATTGGTTTTACTACTGATATTCTTGAGGGGCCAACTTGGAAAGATGTTTCTATTGCAACTGAAATAGCGATATTTGAGTACGGTGAAATTAGAGAGCAAATGGAAGAGGAACACCAAGCAGAAGTAGAAGCTTCTGTTGAAGAAGAAGATAATGAGCAATTAGGCTTATTTTAACATTGTAAAGGGTAATAAGGAACATTTGTTCTTTGTTACTCTTTGTAATTAAATATATATTATATGGGAAAAGAAATGCAGTATAACTTAATGAGTAAAAGTGAATTTATTGGCCAATCCAATGTCGATATTGAAGAAGTTGTGTTAGCTACCTTTGTCAACTACCCAGAATCTTATTTTAAAGTTGCAGATCAGCTGAGTGTAAGAGAGTTCTCAAATACAGAAAACAGATATATCTATTTAGCTATTAAGGAATTATCCGAAGTATCTAAAATTGATATAGCTACCGTTACCGATAAGCTTATTACAAAGAAGTATCACGATGTTATGCGAGAAACTAAGCATGGCTTTGATATAATAGTTCATCTTAACGGAATGTGTGAAAGAATCGACTCTGATGCTCATTTATTACACCACACCGAAATTCTTAATGGCTACGCAAAACGTAGAGAATTAGTAAGCCTTTCGGCAGATATATTAGAAGGGTGTAATAATATGGTTGACCCAACAGATGTTATTAATAACATAAGTACTAAGATAGTTGACATACAGGAAATGGGGGATATTGAAGAATTTGATATTCTCAAAGCTAACAAAGAGGTTTACGCAAGTTTGGAACCTAAAAAGAAAGGAGATGTTTATGTGAAAACTCACCTACAGAAAGTAGATGAATTTATCTATTGTCTGGAACCGAGTGAATTAATAATTATTGCTGCAGCTCCATCAATGGGAAAGACAGCATTGGCTCTTGAAATATTTAAGAATCAGATTATTAATGATGTTCCTGCAGTATTCTTTAGTTTAGAAATGGGTACTACTCAACTTCTGAATAGAATGTATGCTGTTGAATCAGACATAGAATTGAGTGCACTTAGAACAAGATTATTAACTACGGCCAATAGAGCAGATTTGAATAAGACTATTGGTGTATTTGAAAAGAAAAAGTTTTGGGTGGATGATAGAGCAAGGAAACTTTCTCATATCTCTAACAAAATCCGAAAGGCTGTTATTAGACATAAGGTAAAGGTTGCATTTATTGATTACTTGCAATTGATGACTTGTGATATTGGTAAAACAGGTAACAGACAAGAAGAAGTTTCAACAATATCGAGAACTTTAAAAGAATTAGCTTCAGAACTAAAGATACCTATTGTAACATTATCACAAATCAATAGAGGTATTCACGCAAGGTCTAATAAAAGACCAACGCTTGGAGATTTAAGAGAGTCAGGAGCTATAGAACAAGATGCCGATATGGTAATCTTTGTTCATAGACCAGCCTATTTTCAGATTGACCAACCGTTGCCTGAAGTTGAATACACTGAATTGATATTTGCTAAAGGTCGTTCTACAGGAATAGGTACTGTTGAGGTAGCGTTTCAATCAGCTAAAACTAAGTTTCTTAATAATTCATTTGAAGAAATTAAGATGCTTAAGCTAACGCAATCTCCTCCATTACCTGAATCAGAAGATTTTTAGATATGGCTAAGAAAAAGTATAAACATAAGCGGATCGTAGCTGAAATATCTGATAAGCTAAACTTAGACCCAAGAGTAGTTCACCTAATTATTAGGAAGTTCTATTTTGGGCTAAGAAAACTAATGCAAAGAAATGAAGAAATCAATATACAAGGTTTTTTCATTATTAGACTATCCAAGTTCTACAAGAAGAAAATAGAAAAGGAGGGTAAAGGAATTAACCTTAGAAAGCGTAAAGACCAAAAATATACATACGTGAAAAAGGCTAAAAAATAATAGCTTTTGTTGTGTATTTTTAGTACATTTACTTAATATGAAAGGACTTGAAAAAAGACTTATTGTAATACCACAAGGTCAGTTTGGGAGGAAATCATTGATAGACTTCGTGAAGCTAATTAAGAGCATTACGGACACAATAGATACCGTTGACACAGACTTACAAATAAAGCAAACCTTTGACCAGGTTATGCTAAAAGAAAAACGAATCAAAAAATTTAAGGGTAAAGATGTTAATGAGTTTCATTTAGCTATAATGAAGCAAGTTACCTCTAACGGCACCCAATTTCTAATCAGTAAAAATTAATTTATGAAGCCAAACATTTTTGTAGTCGGACCATCAGGTTCGGGTAAATCAACATCTCTAAGAAATCTGAATCCAGACACAACAATTATTCTGAATACAGAACAAAAAGCCTTACCATTCAAGGGAGGACAAAAATTTAAACTAAACGTGCCTATTGCTAATATGAAAGATTTTCATGTAGCGTTTGATAAAGCATTAGTAAGTGAAGCAGAAACTATTGTTATCGAATCTTTTACCTCATTAATTGAACAACAGTTAATTGCATCAACTGCAAGTTATACTGGGTTTGACCTTTGGGGAGATTATCAGAAAGAGCTTAAACGAATCTTACATCTATCTAAAGGAACTAACAAGAACGTTATATTCTTAGGAATAGACGGTGTATTTGAGGGTTCTAATGGAGTTGAAGAGAGATTTATTTATGTTCAAGGTGCTTTAAAGAAAAAAAAAAAAAAAGAGTTCGTGATTGTATTATATTCTAATATGATTGCTGATGAAAATGGAAAAGTAGAATACCGTTTCCTTACTAATAAACAGAAAGGTTACGAGCATACAGGTATCAAATCCCCAATGGATATGTTACCATTAACAATGCCTAATGATTTAGCACAAGTTATTAAGTTG